ATTAAAACCAACACAAACAAGTCCTCTGGCACGACTGCTGGTGTTGACCCAACTACCGTTGGTGTGTCTACCCGTACTGACGGCACACAACGCGCTTTCACCGAGACAATTCTGAAGGACGTTATCCAGAAGGTTTACACCGCTGGTGGCAATCCTAAAGTGTTGTTGGTTGGCCCGTTCCAAAAGCAAGCTGTATCGGCTTTCGCTGGTATCGCTGCACAGCGTTACATGGCTCCTACTGATGGCCCAACAACCATCATTGGCGCTGCTGACGTTTACATGAGCGACTTCGGTACTGTGAGCGTGGTTCCTTCACGTTTCATGCGTACTCGTGACGCATTGGTGCTTGATCCTGAATACGCAGCAGTTGCTTACTTGCGCCCATTCGCCACAAACGAATTGGCTAAGGCTGGTGACGCAGAGAAGACACAAATTCTCGCTGAGTTGACATTGGAAATGCGTAACGAAGGCGCTCACGGCATTGCTGCTGACTTGGCAACTTCTTAATCTAACTGGGGGGCTAATCACCCCCCTTTTTTATGCGACATTTATCATTCGTAGACGGTAAAGAATCTAACTTCCATGACGTAGATGGCGGTTATGTTATTGAGACTAAGCAAGACATTACGGGAATTCTGGAAAGCAATAAAGCCCAGTTCAACGCCATTGACGAGAAAGCCAAATGGGGTGAATGGACAAAGGTTGCAAGTCTTCCAAACGTAGTTGTTGATGAACTGAATAAACAGGGAATCATGCGAGGTTTTGCAGTTTTAGATGAAAAAAGGTTTCGATCATTCTTGAATAACCCTGATAATCGGTTCTTTAGAACTCGACCAGGACAAGTATGAAGGTTGCTATTTGCGTTCCATGCCGTGACACAGTAATGACGGGGTTTGCCTTTGACTTGGCCAAGCTCTGTGCTTATGAAGGTGTGACGAGATGTGCCAAGGGCGGCTCGTTGATGATTTACCAAGTGCCAGGCACTTTGATATTTAATCAGCGTGAGCGTCTGGCAGAGGAAGCTATCAAGGATGGTGCTGACGCTATCCTTTGGGTTGACTCTGATATGCGGTTTCCGAAAGATGCGTTAGAGATTCTGTTGTCCCGTAAGCTACCCATTGTGGGTGTGAACGCTACGACACGCAGATTCCCTGTCGTGCCAACAGCTTTAGACATTGACCCAGAAACAGGCGATCTGGTAAAGGTTCAAAGCAAAGGTAAGACGGGTCTTGAGCAAGTGATGGGTGTTGGCTTTGGAATGGTTCTGATTAAAAAAGAAGTGTTCCTAGCTGCACAAAAGCCTTGGTTCTGGTTTGAGCAGACAGACAAAGGTGGGACAATTGGTGAAGATATTTACTTCTGTGCAAAGGCGTTTGACGTTGGCTTTCAAACTGTGATAGACCACGATCTATCCATGCACATTAGGCATATTGGCACTTACGAATACGGATGGGATGACGCATGAGTTTGGCTACATATTCAGATTTAAAGACGACTGTTGCTAATTATTTAGCTCGTACAGACCTAACGACTCAAATCCCTGATTTCATTCGTTTTGCTGAGTTGCGCCTACGCCGTGAGTTGCGTATTCGCCAAATGCTTAAGACTGTTACAACTACAACAACAGGTGGCGACCCTACGGTTGCGCTGCCTACTGATTTTCTTGAAATTAGAGATTTTTACGTTGCAACTAATCCAATCCAGCCGTTAACGTATGCCAGCCCTGCGATATTTAGCCGTAATACAAATACGACTCAAAGCGGTAAACCTTTGAATTACACAATCTTGGCAAGCGAGTTTAAGTTGTCTCCTGTGCCTGATTCAAACTACACGCTTGAGATGCTGTACTTTGCTGCTCCTACGTTTTTAGGTGATAGTAATTCAAGTAATGTCTTTATGGCCAATGCGCCAGATGCTTTGCTTTATGCTTCTTTAGTGGAAGCAGAGCCTTATTTGATGAATGATGCGCGGGTTAATACATGGGGTTCTTTATATGATCGCGCTGTAACAACATTGACCAAATCTGACGAATCATCACAGTATTCAGGTGTTCCGCTTTCAATGTCTTACGCTGTAAGGTAAGTTATGGCTGCAATTTCCAACTACCTAGAAAACGCCTTAATCAATGTGACCTTACGGGCTACAAGCTACACAGCGCCAACGACTGTCTATGTAGGTTTGTTTACAAGCGACCCAACAGACGCTGGAAGTGGGGTTGAAGTGTCTGGTGCAGCGTATGCGCGTCAGTCTGCTACATTTGCAGCGCCTTCAAATGGCGCAAGCTCTACCAACGCTAACATTCAGTTCCCTGAAGCTGGTGTTTTGTGGGGGACGATTACGCATTTTGGTATTTATGATGCGCTGACAACTGGAAACTTGTTGTATTACGGCGCTTTTACTACTTCTAAAATTATTGATACGGGAGATGTATTTAAAATTGCGTCTGGTTCATTAACCGTAACATTGGCTTAATATGTCTACCATCGTAACGCGCTCTGGCAAGGGTTCACCTCTAACTCATGTAGAGATGGATGCGAACTTTACCAACCTGAACACTGACAAATATCAGGAAGGCAGCGCAATAGGCGCTACAACCCCTGCTGCTGGCGCTTTTACAACGCTAAGTGCTTCTTCAACTGTTAGCGGTACAGGTTTCAGCACTTATCTTGCAAGTCCTCCTGCCATTGGTGGAACAGCCGCTGCTGCTGGCAAATTCACTACGCTTGAATCAACAGGAACTGCATCGTTAGGTACTGCTTCAGCGCAGTATATGCAAGTTGTTGGTGATGCCAACTACCCTGCTTTAAAGGCTGCTGGTTCAGGGGCTAATATTCCTGCCATTGTTCAACCAAAAGGCACAGGAGCCTTACAAGCCCAACAGACAGACTCTACAGCCACAGGTGGTAATGCTAGGGGTGCTAATGCTGTTGATTGGCAGACTACAAGAAACGCTGCATCAAATGTGGCATCTGGCCTAGCATCAACAATATCTGGCGGCGCTGCTAACTTAGCTACTGCTCAATATTCAAATGTTTCAGGCGGCGTTGGCAATACTGCAAGCGGTTATATTGCAGGTGTTGGTAGCGGTTACATCAATACTTCTGGCGGATATTACGCTTATATTGGCGGAGGTCAATCTAATGCTTCTAACGGTTATTACAACTTTATTGGTGGCGGTTTTACAAACTCAGGAACATCAAGTTCTGCTGTAACTACCCAATCAGGAACCATGAACGGCACTACAGCCGTAACGCTGTCAGGCTCTAACGGAAGCATCAAGGTTGGTCAATACATCATAGGAACAAGCATTGCTGGTGACACCTACGTTGCCGCCATCTCAGGTACATCTCTTACACTGTCAAAGGTAGCAAGCGGTTCATCAACATCAACCCTATCTTTCTTTACCCCTCACGGAGTAGTAGTAGGTGGAGGTAACAACCAAGCCACAGGCTCTTACAGTTTCATCGGTGGTGGTGGTGATGCTGGTACTGCTGGTAATAGGAACGTGGCTAGTGGGGATTGGAGTTTTGTTGGTGGCGGTTTTAAAAATGTGGCTAGTGCACTGTACTCAACTGTTGTTGGCGGATACGGAAATACATCAAATAACATTGCCGCTTTTGTTGGTGGCGGAGGTTTTGCTTTTGGTTCTGTTTTAGTTAATGCAGCACAGGGTCAATCGTCAGGTGTAGTTTCAGGTATACAAAACACCGCCGCAGGTAATGCTTCTTTTATTGGCGCTGGATATGCCAATGTAATGAATGGTCAATATTCTGCTTCAATAGGCGGAAGTTTTGGAATTGCTAGAAGCATTGTAGGAAACCATGTATTTGCTGCAAACGTAAACCCAATAGCTCAAGCCTCTGGAATTACTCAGAGTGCTTTACTGGTACTTGCTAGACAAACTACAGACGCAACTGCTACGATTTTGGCTTCTGACGCAAATGCCGCATCCACAACCAACCAAGTAATCCTACCCAACAACTCAGCCTATGCGTTTAGGGGAACTGTTATTGCCAACGTAACAGGTGGCGGAAATACAAAGGCTTGGGCAATTGAAGGCGCTATCAAACGTGGCGCTGGTGTTGGCTCTACAGCCTTGGTGGGTTCGCCAATGGTCACATCCGCATACGCAGACGTAGGCGCTGCTACATGGGCAATCACAGCTACTGCCGACACAACCAACGGTGGTTTAGCAATTACATTTACTGGTCAAGCAGCCACGACAATACGTGTCGTTGCGAAACTGGAAACAACCGAAGTAACTTTCTAAGGAGAAACCCTAATGGCACTCAAAATCACAGCGATTAATTCAACAAACGGACAACAGGAAACACAAGCCTACGCCCGTATCACAAACTTCTTTGGTACTAAAGACCAGATTCA